CCCGCAATGCCGCTGGTGAGCGTTTGTGCGGCCCCTCCCGTTCCGATCTGGTACGAGACGGACCCCCCAGGAGTGAGCGTAACGTTGGTGCGTGACGCGAACGCCCCCCCGCCGCCGCCGTTCGTAATGCCGTTGCCAGCCATCCCCGAACCGGCCGCACCAAGGCAAATTATTGTATTATTGGATGAATTAAAATCAATCGGCACCGTCCAACTTTGTAAGCTGCCGGTCGGAGACGATAGTAGAATGATTTTGGTGCCCGGAGGGAAGCCACCACTAAAAAATCCAAGATTTCCACCAACTAACATTATGCCACTCCTGCTTTACTTAGCGTATACCAAATATGCGTAGCATCAATGACATAATATGACAAAAGATTTACTGCACCAGCTGTAGTTGATACAGTAGCTGCCGTTGCCGCTGCTGCATTAACCCAATAACTAGCATAGGCTAATGTTGATGGAGTTGCATTCTGCGTAATAACTATCTGACCTGATTGTCCGGCAACCATATTTGTCGGGTTAGAAAGTGTCTGCCCTGTAGTGGCCTGAAGCGTAAGACTGAAGTTATTATTCAAGGCAAGATTCATTGCTACAAGATTAGATGCAACTGACAGCGCCGTCACTGTACCAATTTGAGCACCTGTGAAGGTATTTAAAGTATTCGTATTTGCGGCTGCGGGATTATATGCCATTAATAGACACTCCATTCGGTGCCGGTATAGGCGATATTTACCGAACCTCGGTTTGAGTTTAGAACAAAAGTGGCCGCCCCGTCAATATTGCCGGAATTGGGAGTGATAGTGATATTATTAGTCTGAGCATCACCTTTGCAGTCTTTAACTATATAATTTTGGCCCACCACAATAGCCGCAGGAAGATTGACAATGGTATAACCTGCAACAGTCTTATTAATGCAGAGGAAATAGTCAGTAAGATTCACAGTAACCGCGCCAGAGGCTGTGATAGTTCTGATCTGGTTAACCTGACCTCCGCTGAAAGTAAGGCCATTAGCGCCGATCATGAGGTAGCCAGAGCCGCTAACGGCAGTACCGTTTGAGGCATAATAAGCAACTTGACCGGTCGTACCGGCAGAAACTGACCCACTACCACTGGGGGTGGCCCAAGTGCCGTCACCGCGCAGGAAATTACCTGAATTCGGAGTGCCTGTTACAGGATTAGCCGCAGGCGCCGTAGCCGAGGAAAGGACAGTTCCAGAGGTCGGCAAAGTAAGGGCAGTCGTATTAGTAGTCGTTAGCGTAGTATTGAAACTTCCAGAAGTGGTGAAATTTCCACCGAGATTAATAGAATAGCCATTCACTGTGAAAGTATTATTTATCGTATTAAAGGTTTTATTGGTCAGCGTATCAGCAGTATTTCGCCCAACAATTTGGTCCGTTACCGCAGGAAGGGTAAGGATATAATTATTAGCCCCAGAATTCGCACTAGTAAGAGTGGTATATCCAGTAGAGGTGCCAAGAATTTGAATTGCAGAATTCACGAAGGTTTGAAAATTTGACCAAAGATTTGCAGCATTGAGGAGGGGGATAGTATTACCGGAAGTTCCAACAGAAGTTGAGCAACCGGTCGCACCATTGGAAAGATCGGCGCAAGCGGCTTGGGTAAAAGTATAAGCACCATTCGATTTAATCGCACCAGTAACCGCACCCGCACCAAGACGAATATCATTACCTTGAGTTGCGGTGTTTGCAGTATTACCGTACGTAACAGAAATTGCCCCGGCAACATTGGTGAGGGTATGCCCATCAGGCATTACAAGCCCGAGAAGAGCCGCAGTTGCGGTCGGGGCTCCTACAGAAAGATCGGAATATTGGATAGTAGTGCTTCCACCAAGACTAACTGTATGCCCAGCTACGGTAAGGCTGCTATTTACTAATGATGCATTGGCGATATTACTGAGGGTATTACTCGCCCCACTCATGGTTTTATTAGTAAGAGTCTGCACACCGTCAAGAGTGACTAAAGTTCCAGCGAATGAGGGAAAAGTAACGGTATAGCCGTTTATATTAAACTGAAAAGGTAGTGCCGCCGCCGCCCCGGAATGCCCATAAGTAATCAACCCGCCGCCTAGGGAATTCGGGCTCAAGCAAAGATAATGATAGCCTAGAGCATTTGTGTTCGGGGCGTCATAATCACAGAAATTGGAATAATTCGGGCCGTTGCCCACATTAGCATAGGGACCGGGAAGGCCATAGTTGTATGTGGTAATGGCAAGTTCGGTGATATTTTGCCCAACATTACCGCCGGCAGAGGTGCCACTATCAGAGAGAATAGGCGTCCCGCCCTGACCATACATAGGCAGATGGCCGTACTTCCAAGCCCCGGCCTGAAGAATTGCTTGCTGGGCCGAAGAAACCGATGAAAAACTAAGGGCAAAGATGACACCGAGGAAAAATTTCTTGTAAGACATCTAAGCACCTTTAGGTAGGATTAGGGAAGACTTAATAAAGTTATCTATTCGTCTTCTTCCTCGTCAAGTTCATCGCCATGGATAGATAATTTTTCAATCTGAGCTTCGAGACGGGAAGTTTTGCCACGATCCTCACCTTCGCAAGAAGAAAGACTGGTAATCCGGGCTACGAAACTTCCGGTAAAAAAGTCTCCCACCACAGCATCGTCAAGATCAAGCCCAAGTTTTCCCAATTCCTTATGGGTCAGAGTAATGCGCAGTCCCCAAGGAAATTCATTCTTAATGGGCCGAGAAAAATCCTCATCAAGTTTCTCGTCATCAGTAAGTTCCATATCAGTCATGGAATTGAAGGTGGACATTACATGCCTCCCGGAGCGGCAGGGGCAGATGCAGCACCCGGCGCAGCCATGGCACCAGCAGGAGGCTGAACATTTCCAGCAGCAGCCTGAGCGGGCTGATTTTGCGCCGCCATCAATTCATCGGCATGGCGCTTATTCATGTCCTTATGCTCAAGTTCATGTCGTCCATGCATCTTGCGATGTTCTTCGCGATGATTACCGTGAAGGTCGCGGCGTTCGCCCTCGTGCCGGGCATCGGTCTTACTACGCTCTTCCTTGTGTCGATCATGGACCTGAGCCAGGAGAGACTTCGCCTCTTCTACCTTCTTAGTATCCTTATCTTCCTTGGCCTCGATTTTCGGGTCTTCTTTCTTCATTTCCTCTTCGCCCTTAGACTTAGGCTTAGAATCTACCTTCTTACTGGTCGGATGATCATAAAGACGTGCCCCGCCTTTCTTTTCCGGCTTATTCTCAGAATTCTTATCGCCCTCTTTAATTTTCTCGGCCATATTATTTACTCCTGGGATGAGTGTAGAGAGGGGAGCGTTTTTTCATCCCCATAAGAGTTTCAGCTAGGCGAGCCTCCTTACCGAGAGTGCCTGCGGAATGTTCCTTTTCCTTGGCGAATTCCTTCGTAGTCTCTCCCGCAGCCTTAGCCTTAGAGGAAAACTTCCCTTCATGAGATTCCGGGATTATCTTCTGAATCCACTTCTTTTTCTTTTTAGGGGTTTCAGTCATGATAGAACTCCGGGAGGTAAGGTTAAGGAGAGAGAGACTAGTCATTATTTAAGTCTTTTTCTTATTGTAAAGAACAGCACCTTTGGGCCCCTTCTTTTCGGGAAGTTTACCGGGCTTGTCGGCGGCAGTAAATTCCTTACCAACACTCTGAGGAACCCCGTCAATACCGCCCTTTTTACTTGCTGCCGAATACATTAGGCGCCGCTGGGCTTGAGAGACTGGAGGCATTAGCCTGTTCCTTTTCATGTATCATTTGAATTATCGAAGTACGAAATGCCTGAAGGTGTGAATCCCAAGGAAAGATTCGGACTATTTCATCCGCACCCTTAATCCAATCGGCAGCCAGGCGAGGTCGGCCATCCAAGAGACTTATTGCAAAAAGTTCCGCGCTCAGGTCTTTCCACACGAAAAGAATTGCAAGACTTAGCCAAACTGCCCGCCAAAAGTGAAGCCAGGAAAGCTGTCGCGGGAATATGAAGTGGGAAGCTAAAAAGACATTCGATAAATATGCCAAGGAATGCACCCTTTTCAGCTAATTTTCCGGGCCGAAGGAGGAGAAGGATTCCAGCGGCCAGGAAAAAGAGAGAGCCAAACCCAATCTCAACTCCGGCTTGGAGAAGATCGGAATGGAGAAATTCAAGAATGCCTACCGGATTCGCTGCCGACCACCAATCAAGCCCCCGACCTAAAGGTGTAAGAGCGTGAAATCCCGTGCCCCAAAGAACAAAACGATGCATAGCAGAATTATATTTCATTGGGTCAAGTAGGGTAGAAAGAATAGCACCGCTGATTGCAATGATCGGAAGGGGTAATTTATACCAAAGATTTTTCGGTTTCCAGAAAAAGAAAATCGAAGCGATAACTACTACATCAGCCAGACGAGAATTGCAAATTAAGAGAGAAATGATGAAAAGAATACTTAATACCCATTCCTTACGAAAAATTACCCAAATGAGCATGGGCGCGGTTAATTCAGCAAGAACTTCAGAATTGAGTAAAAGACCGGCGGGCGGTCCTGCATGAGGAAGTTCAATCAAGCCATAATGTTGAATGATTGTGAGGAGGGAAGATGCTGCAATACCATAAGCGGCATATTTAAGCACTCGTGAAGGGTCTTTTTCATTCGCTATGGCAATTCCGGCAAGGCAGGAAAGACACAGGAAATAAAAACCTAAAACTGCCGAATGTGGATGAGGGGTAAATGTGATTGTAATTCCGGCCCATACCGCACCACAAAGGATTAGAACGGAAAATTTGCTCTCAACTTTCCACCAATCAAGAACTGACACTAACGGAAGGCCAAGGGCAATTAACCACCAACGGGGCATGAAAGCAGAGGAAATCAAGCCGGGCCAATATGCCACCATAACTGAGAAGGCAAGGAGGCCCAGCTTGTTCATGATTACTGCGACCGATCCCAAGTAGCATTCGAGGCGGAATACAACATGCAAGTCTTGCTATTGGCGGAAAGGGAAGTTGCCGCGTTAGCGAGAGTCTGAGTGGAGGTGCCGGCAGTCAGCCAAAGAGCAGTGATAGCAGATTTGGAGAAAACGCACTGCTGAGTGCCGTCTGACGGATTCGAGGCCAGAACAACATAATCATAAGCCATGGTAATAGGGCCGAGAACTTCCAGAGTGGACTGGCTATTCAACAAAGTCTGGGTATAGGTAATCGTACCGGTCGGCACAACCTTCTGATAACCCTGAGTGGCAGTAATCTGGGCCGGGGTGGCATAGCGATTACTAACGCCGGAAGCGCCGCCCACAACAATCTGAATCGCATCGGTCGGGTTAACGGCGGAGACATAGGGCAGGGCGGCAATGGCAGCGCCAGCCAGGAGAACCCCGAACAGAGCAAGAGCGGAAAGTTTCTTCACAGGAATTCTCCTTAAGCAATAATGAGGTAGGTGTAAGTGGAAGTGTCGCCAGCAGTGCCAAGAACGGTAAAGCCAACACCGGCAGTCTTAGTCTGGATGACAGGAATGGCCCCGACCGAACCGCCGACAGTATCTAGACCGATAAGGATCATTGAAGTGGCAGTAGTGTTTACAGCAGCAACAGTAACTGGAGTTGCCCCATTAAGGGTAAACTGCCCGAAAGTGGCCGGAATCGCACAATCATAAGGACCGGACGTTACCAATTGAATCTGAGTCGCCCCAGCATTGGTGACATTGAGAACTTTCTGTCCGGTAGGAAAAGTCATATTAGTCTCCTATTAAGCTACAGCAGGGGCAGAGACGGACATGGCCGAAACGCCAGAAGTGGAAAGGCGATAATTAATAGTACCGGAAGTATAAGCAATGCAATTGATACGATAGATTACTTGCTTTTCAACTTCGCTAACGGTGAGAGAAATCGGAGTACCAGCCGTCCATTGGGCCAAGGTGCCGGTATTTCCTGAGTTGCAGACAATCCAGGTATAGCCGCCATCAAAGGAACGCTCAAGCTGAATGGTGCCGACGAAAGAAATTGCAGCACCAGTAAAAATGGCGAAAGTGTCGGTACCGCTAAATACACCATTTGCAGAGGAATTGGGTGGGAAGGCTAAAGTGCCGGAAGTTCCAACTAGGGTTAGGATTGTAGTTCCAGGAGGAACTAAGGCACTATTTATTGCCGCGCCCACTGCCAGTCCTGTACCACTAACAACAGTGAAGGCATTTGACCCAGCGATTACCGTGAGCGAGGTGTTAATGCTGGCATAAGCGAGAAGATTGAACGGCCCGTAAAAGGCAAAAGGCAGGCTCGGCCCCTTGGAAGTGACAATTCCGCTAACAACCGCATTGGCCTTATCGCCAGCGGGAGGAGTACCAGAAGCGCCCACACCGGCAGGAGTCGGAATGCCCATTGATTACATCCTCTGTTGCGCGGCAGGCGCGACGGTACCCAGAACACGAACTTCAGTAGGAATACCGAAATTATCGCGCCCATGGATGCGCAAGCCCTCAGCAGTTTCGTTCTCAATACCGGTATGAGGAGTACGGCGAGAATTGCCCCGACCTTTAATCGTGAGTCCTCCGGCGGTCACAGAGAATTCATCCTCGGGAATGACGGAAACTACGGAGCCGATGGAGCGAGTGAAGGCGTCATAGATTCGTTCGGCGACTTCATTTACCGGGCGCATGGCTTCATTCGGAACGCCGGGCCATTCGATTTCAGTCTTACGGGAAATATGGTCCGAGCCGACCCAGAAAGGATCGACCATGACTTCATCCAGATAAACCTTATTCACCAAGGAATAGACCGGAACTTCTCCATCTTTTTTTGCCGCACGGAGGAGCGTCTTCATTTCCTCACGGGCATCATGACGGGCTTCGAGAATTTCCGGGGCAACGCGCTTCCGCCCCGTCCCCTGGTCAGTAAGTTGAGCAAGTTGCATCGCCAGAATCTTGGCAAACTTACCTTCTTCGGTATTTTCAGAAACTGAGGACAGAGACTGAGCGGCAGCAACAGCCTTAGCCATAGCAGTTTCTACAGCGGCATTAACTGCCGCCTGAAATTCCGGGGAGGTAGTAGCAATCTTTTCTGCCGATTCAACTTTCGGCTCAACTTTCTGAACGGGGGCAGGGATGGTCGCCATTTTTCACATTCCTTGGAAGGTAGAGTTACGCAACGATGTAATTGGCCGAAGCGTTACGGAAGTTAGTGTCGTCACGGACGGTAGTGACGATGGCAGCGGCGATAGTGCCAGCGGTGAAGTCAGTACCGGCAGGCACAGCAAAATTTAGCCGCAGATAACGCGGCTGAAGATTGGTCGGATACGAGGGCGGAAAGCCAAAGCGGGCAATAACGTCCAGCGCCGAGAAACTACCAAGATCGGCAGGGACAACCAAGTCCGCAACCGGGATGGCAGCAGTCTCTTCCAGAGTAATCCAAGTGCCGGGCTGATAACCGCCGGCCGCCCCAGTATCCGGGGCAGCCTGAAACTGGACAGTAAGGGTCGCAGCAGTCGCGGTGGTGAAAGTGCTACCGAGAATTACCTCAAGCTGGGGAACGTAACGGCCCACACCAACATCGGAGCCAAAGACGGCGGCATTACCGATAATATTCTGCGGGGCCGTGCCAACACCCTGACCGAGAAGATCAATGGTATTGGTAGAGGGAATGCCTACGCCCGCGCCGCCAACCAAGGACAGCGGGGCGCCAACCGGAATGAAAGCAAGCTGCGAATCAATACGCATAGAGGTTACTCCTAAATTATGCGTTAGACAACGCGAGCTTCGGAATTGATAAGCTGATCGACAATCTTGACCGGAATGCCACGGTAGGTATCGCAGGGCATACCGGCATAATCGGTCAGGGAGAGAAGAACATTACGGTCGCGCATACCCTGGACATCCATCCAATGACGGACGGTGCGGTTGCAGTAGAAGACAGGGCGGATACCCGGAGCCGGGTCCTGGGTCGCGTCGGTCTTGGTAATGCCAGAAGTATTCTTGCCCAGATGCGGAGGGAGAAGAACCATCTGAGCCATCGAGGCGAAGAGGTCGATCGCGTTCGGGCCGGCAAGACCAGCGGCAGTAACATCGATATTGGCAAGGCGAACGCCGTAACGCCAATCCTGCGGGCAGAGACCGGCCTGCTGGCGGAACCAGGAGGTATAGGCTTCGAAACGATTACCGAGGGAGTCGTAGCCGGGCACGGTATCGCCCTTATCTTCCATGGTAAGACCGGCTTTGGAGCCGCGAGGATAGACGGCGTGAATGGTGCGCTCACCCCAGCAGACAAGCCAAAGGCTAGCATTAGAAGTACCGACACCGCCGCCATCGATGACGTTCTGAGCATTCTGGGCATTAGCGGTTGAGATGGTATTATAGAACGGAGAAAGCCCCATGAACTGCGCGGGGACCGCTACGGTATTACCGTAGAAGAAAGTCTGCGTCATAGTCTGGGACATGCCTTCAAGGAAGGCGGCGTCTTCGTTCATGCGGAAGCGCTCAATATCACCCGAGTCTTCCGCCAGCATACGGTCAACCTGGGAGTAATCTTCCAGCGAGCCAACACCAATACGGGCCTTAGCGGTCGTGGACTTCGCATAAGGGACGCCCATATTATACTGGCGCCAAGCGCCGGCAGGAATCGAAGTGCGGAAGACGAATTCATGGCCGCCGATTTCATTACCTTCAATCCAGGGCAAATCATCGTAGAGGTCGTTGGACTGAGAAAGCATTTCGGCGATATATGCCTGCTTGCCTTCCGGGTCTGTGCGGGTGGTGAGATCGAGAAGAGAAAGCCAAGCACCAGTGGCCATGAGTACAACTCCTTAATTTGCCGCACTCAGGCGACAGGGGCGATTGAATTACTTATTGTTAGTCGAGGTCGGATGGTCGTAAAGAACTTGATTGCGCGAGGTGGAGGATTTTTGAGGGACCGGCTTTGCCTGAGCGGCAGGGGGAGTAGGTTCGTCGAATGCCCGCGCAACATTATGGAGGAGACGGAGAAATTCAGGGTGATCGCCAGCACCTGTGATTTCAAGAAAATTATCAAAGGCAGGGCGGTTGGCGGCAGGGACAAACTTATCCCGCATACGCGCTACGGCCTGCATAGAAGTATGGTGACCTGAGCCGCCGAGTTGGTCATCGGACATTACTTGATTTTGCCAAGACTTACGGGTTTCGCCAAAAGCCCGATGTTGCTCGGAGAGGGTATTTTCATGGTAGGTTTGAAGGGTACGGGTATGGAGGTCGATAAGGGATTGGGCTTGCTCTTGATTGAGGCCGAGGGAATTAAACGCCTCGGAAGTCTCGGCCATCTTCTTGCTGTCAACAGAAAACCCTTCAGGAAGAGTGAAGGGGGTGTATTCAATGACAGGCTTAGGCGCTTCAACCGGAGGAGTTACTTCAGGGATAGGCTCGGCAGTTTTAACTTCTTCCGGCTTAGCAACTTCTTCAACCTTAACTTCAGGTTTCGGAACTTCAAGGGCAGGAACTTCGCCTTCGCCAATAACGGCCCCTAGAAGGGTCTTTTCCGTCGTATGGAGAATAATTTCGGGAGCGGTCGGCGCCAAGGAGTCGCCAGTAACAGCAGTTGCGGGCGAGACTTCTGCCGCTACTACCGCTCCCGAGGATTCCAACGTAGCCGGGGGATTGGCAACTACGTTGGAATTGTGAATTTCAGGAGTTACTTCAGAGGGAATCATATCTGCCATTTTATCCGCCCGTTACTTTGGTTCGCCCCGGTTTGTGGGCCTCAGAAAAGCGAGAATCGTTTTCACGCAGCATCTGAAGTACACCTTCAGGGCTAAGCATAAGCCAAAAATGGTACAAGTGCAAGCCGATATTTTGTTCCCCTGCCTGAAACCAAGTCGCCTCGGAGGAGGGAAATCCTGAGGGGCCGCAGGCAAAACGGGTCTCAAATGTTGAACAACGTTGAAGTATTTCCCAAAGTTCCTTCCGACCGAGTTGGGTGGAAAGAATTTCTGACCAGAATTCACTGGACTGAGAGGTACGTTGACGCTTTCGGTTAGTGGCTTTCTTGTGCTGAGAGGCCGAAGAAGCATCAGGAATATCATCGTCAAGAATTTGATCAAAATTCTCAGTATAGGGGTCGTCATTGGACATATCGGTTAACCTCAAGAAAAGAATGACGCTTCGCGCCCTTCTGCTGGTTAGTTAAATCCAGGCGGAAGAATTAGGCTGGATTTTCTTTCTTAATGGTAGAGAGGTCATGTCCGAGTTCAGGAAGGATAGTACCAGACCGCCCCGTTTTTTCCAATTCTAATTTCTTGCATACCCGATGCATTTCTTGAAGATTATCAGCCAGTTTAGAAAAAAGCGGGCGTGGGTTGTGGTAACGAATCCAATTGCCGACGCGCTGATGAGCCTCTTCAGTCATAAAACCAAGAGTAAGCCAGCGGGAATCTTCGCGCCAATGGCCGATTTGACGACAAGCGCCTTCGGTTAGTTTCAGTTCCTGCCGAAAAGCTACATAACTCGGCCCTTGGGCGGGAAGTTTTCCAATTGCCCGGCAGTGATTAATCGCACTGCGGAGATTGGTATAGAGACAGTCTAGAATTTCTACTTCGGTTAGGTCAGACATACAGAAGTTCCTTTAAATTATGCATGGCCCATAGGCAAGGAATAAGCCACCGCCATGATTTGAAATGCGGTCTCTCTGTCAGGGAAAGTTACTTGCCGATCAATAAAAGCTTCAAGCAAGCCTTCTATTAATCTATCCGGCAAGTCGATAAAGATATCCATATTGTTATGCCTATTTTTCATCCAGAGAATAGGGATAGTATGATAATCGGCAAAATTAAATTCAGTCATTTTTGTTATATTAACCTCCCCCCAGGGAGCCGAGCACTCCGCTGAGGGCACTTCCCGGCCCGGTAGAAGTTTCTGAAAGTGTTTTAGCAGCCTGAACGCCGGCAGTGGTGGTTTGGAGCACCTGTTGCTGCTGCGTCATTTTAGCATGGATAGCATCATGGGCCGCGACTTCCTTCTCTGAGAACATTGCGGACGAGGGGAAGTTACTAAGCTCAGAATAACGCCGCATGGCCATATCAAGATTAATTACGCGGATCGGGTCGGGCACCCCGGCAGCTTTTGCGGCAGCAGATAAAGCGCCGGCAGTCTGAAGAGTATCCTTCATGGCGACAGTTTCGGCAGAAATTTGAGCCATTTTTAAGATAGATTGGTATTCGAATTTAAGATTAGAATTGGACAATGAGGCCGGCTTGGGCATAAGCGCACCCCGGCGTTCTAAAATCGCCAATACCCGCATAAGAGCAGGGGAGGCGCATTCGACTTCGAATAATTCAATGAAGGGGCCTAGAATTTGAAGACGCTCTAAATCACGTTTGGTAAGTTCAAGTTCGTTCCTAGGTTGTACGCCCTGCATGCGGGAAATTGCCAGAAAAACATCATTGAAAAAACACCGCTCAATTCGGGCAGAAATTTTTTCAATGTCGGCCACCATCGGCTGAAGAGAGGCTGGATTGATCTCAAAGAGGGGCCAGAAACCTTTCTTTCCGCCGTCGGTGGAAACATAGGTGATTTTTCCGGGAATGATTGAAGAGGGCTCATTCTTTAATTCGGGATTCGCACCCATAGGGGGCCGGACAAGTTTGTCAATAAATTCGCCCTTGCGCCGTGTCTCTTGCTGAAGTTGTTTAATATCACCAAGCGCATCCATACCAGGGGAACGCCCATAGGCATCATTGGATACAGTGGACCAGCGTAGGCAAATAAAGGGCCGCTCGTGAAAGCCCTTTCTGGACAGTTCAGATTGAGTGCCCATACCTTTAAGCCAATAGACTTCACGGTAAATGAAGGACGAGGGCACTACTTGAACTTTCTGGCCTTTAGTTGCCTTAGATCGGGAATCAAGTGGAAAATTAGGTTCAATGGAATGACAGACTACGAATTCAAGTTCAAGGCTGCTGCCGCCTGCCGTCCATTTCTCGCGGACGATCTGTGGGAGATTATCCATGCCAAACATATCGACTAATTGGGCTACAGTAAGAGTAAACTCACGATTTAAGGTATCAACGCTAAAACGAGAACCAGTAGCTAGGTAGAATTCTCCAGCGCAAGGTAAATAACAACGAATTACATCTTCAAAATCCTCGTAAATAATTACGGGCGCTGTACCGAAGGTGACGGTATCTTGAAAGGCTTGGGCAAGGGTGGTATAGAAGTTACTACCGTGAAGGACTTTGTAGAGTTTACGTGTCGTATCTTCTAGCCACATCTTGGCAGGCAGATCGAGCTTTTCTTCGGGAAGATCTACTCCCATGCTGAACCAGGGACGGGAGGGGGACGTAAGTCCAGACCAGAGGCCGCTGGCGCAGACTTGCATGGCTAGAGTGGCAGTTGAATCAATGATAGCTTGATTGAGCGGACTTCCTCGCGTCATTTTATTGGCAACAACAAGCCAATGATAGCGACGTGGGAGAATATATTCCGCAAGTTGTGCCCAATACGACCACCAGGAATAACGCCAAGTGCGAAGCATACTCATGCGGGCTTCTAGGTGGGCATAGATATCTTGCCAGTTTTTTCCTTTGGGCGGATCGCCATCAAGAGTGGCCGGCTGCTGGGAAAGCATACTCGGCCCGGAAAATTCATAGGGCGCGGTCTTATCAGAAGTTATTACCTTAGTCATGATTTACTGCCCCATAAGTTGTTTGATGGCAGTATTTGGGGCAGCAGTCCCGGAGGGGGAGGACTGGAGAGTGCCGGAAAAGCCCATACCACCGGCGGCGGCAGCGGCAGCATTAGCAGCAGCTTGGCCGGTATTTTGTACGGTCGAATTGGCAATTACTGCCGGATTCGGCGGAGGGGGAGGAGCAGCAGGCGCTGCGGGCGTAGAACCGCCACCACCAAAGGACATGATATTTCTCCTGGAATTTAGGTTAGGCGCTTACGGAATTTTCCGAGGCGAAAGGGTCATACTCGAAAGTGTGGCGGGCGGTACGGCGAGATTGACGCTGTGGGGTAACGGTTTCGGCGAAGGTTTGCACAAAGGCATCTGCATGGTCTGGGGAGAACTTTAATTTTTCTTTAACCAATTCCTTCGGTTCAAGAAGTAAAAGTCCCTTAGGGGTAGTATAGGTGGTTTTTGTTAGGGCTTCTAAAAGTTCCGGGCACTCAGGGAGGGCGCCCCCGTTTTTAATCCATTCGACGGCGGTGAAATACATTTCGGAACGCTTGTTATAGTAACGTTCGGACTGTGCGGCTTTACGGGAATAGACTACTCCGATAGGGGAACGGCCCAAGTTACGTAATTGGTCAATCCAGCCGGACCCAAAACCGCCCGTGTCATCTACGAAACAGGCATCGGCCTGAAAATTATCCCACTCACGGTTAACCCAAGAAGCGCCTTCGGTTGAGTTTAAATTTCTCATTTGGGTAAATGGGAAGGCTTGAATACCGTGGCGTTTGGCAATTACGGAAGAGTCAGCCCCATAACGGGCGACATCAACGCCAAGAACCTTTGCCGCCTTGCCAATCTCAAACTCACGATAATACCGGGCCATTGCCGCTTTGATTTCTTCTGGGCCGATCAGGGCGTTGATGGAGGAGGGCGGGAATTCACCAAAGACATTGATAAGCACCCAAGGATTGTCGCGGCCGTGGCGTTTAATTTCTTCATTGGCCCATTCGACCTTAATGCGTGGGGAGCGTTTAGGGTTATCAGGATCTCCGGTAATCTCAATAACATGCCAGAGATAGCGTTCTTCAGTACAGGCGCGATAAAGAGGGCCTTCTAGCATGGTTGGATTACCGGCCTGAATTACATGGCCTTCTACGCAAGAAGAAAGGGCCGCTTCCGCCGTAGTCATGACGGCATCAGGAATCCCACCTGATTCATCAAGTAAAAACATGATGTAATCTTCATGGAGCCCAGCAAGAGTATTACTTTGTTGAGACTTGTCGGCACTTTTCGACCACGACCGGGCCGACATCCACCAAATTTCCGGGTGTTCATTATGAGTGATACGAGTTTTAGTCCAGGTGAAGAGTTCGGTTAGAAGGGAACTTTTATGCTGCCATTTTGCCATCTCTGGCCAGAGAGTATCGGAAAGATTGTCGGCGGAAATTGACGTAGCGGCAATGCGGGGGAAGGGTCTAGTAAGTAGGAAGTTCCAGGCGATCCATGAAAGGACCGTAGTTTTTCCCGGCCCCTTGCAGTTACTTGTCACGATGAAATCATTGGCCAGGAAAGTATGAGATTTATGTGCAACAGTAATGCACATAGCCTCTTCTTCACCGTCGGCTTCGATTCGATCAATAAAGCGAGTATATTTATATTTTACTGGAACCCGCCAACGATTTTGCTTAGAAGTCTTAGCAAGAAAAGGGCAATTCGCACCAGCAAGGGCTACTCGATAGCTATCTCGATATTGACGATCATCTTGAATAATTTCATACGGCCCCATCACAGTGACGACATATCCCAAAGACCGCGCAAGCCAGGAAAAATCATCAACTAATTGTAAGGACGAAGTTGCGAGATAGGTATGGCCATTGTCAGCTACAGTACCGTCAGCATCCATCAGACCGCGCAATAAGTCAAATCTTTGGGTAACTGAAGCCATTTTGTAGTTATCGGGAATAATCTTTTGGTAACTTTTAAGATGATTGACACCTGTTGCGATAAATTTTTTATTAGCATCGGTAATACGAATATCAATCCCATTTATGTGCCTAAGGGTGAAAGAAAATCCTCTAGCGGAAATTTCCTGCCGAATTGCAGAATCTGGGCAAATTATGGTTGGTTCATTGCGAACCCCGTCACCTAACCACAGGCCAAAAAGATAGGCGTCAAGAGGGAGATCAGCTTCAGGAAATTCTGCCGCGCCCTGAATTGGTATACTGGTAGTTCTGCCACCACCATTACGATGTAAACGGGAAGATGCCAATTGTCTAGTAGTTACTTTTCTAAATTTTCCGTCTCCCCGCTTACGGTCATATTCAGTTTGGATTTTCCATTCATGATTAGCGCAAACACGAACATAAGTTTCATCACGGAAAATTACTCGATAGATTGGACGTTTACCGCAATCAAATCGCCTAATAACCCGAGTAGGACTGCCATCTTCGGCAAATACTGTGTCTCCAATCTGGATATCCCCCCAGCGTCGCATTCCTGTAGGAGTGGGAATGATATTACTAAAAGCTAATGGGGCCTTAGCAGCCAGCCTTTGATTGTGAGGGTAGGCCTCTAGAAAGTCAACTTGCCAAGGATCAGGCTCGGCGCCGAATAATTCCCGAACCATATTGCTCGGATGCTCGGCCCAATCGCGGATTTTATTAATTGCAATCTCGCTCAAGACTTATCACCAGGGATTGGGGTAATATCAATGACCGGGGCCGGTTTGCGGGCCGCTTCAACCATCTGTGCCCAAGAAAGAGTCACTGAAGTTTCAACCCGATCACTGCGCTTTACTGGCGCTACACTACGATCAAAGGCGCCGGCCTGAACTTCAAGTAATTCTCGCACGGAAAAACTTTCTGGAGCTTCCTCAAGCCGCTCCTGAATAATTTCCGACGCTTGAATACCTAAGTCGGCAAGTCGTTCCTGCACATCAATCGAAATGTGGGCCGACTGATTTTGGTAATAAGTGATTAACTCTTGAAATGCCGGATCGCCCTTTAATATTGAGATTCGAGTTTGGGTATATCCGGTGATGGCGGCCACTTCGACTTGTTTATGCCCGGCGGCGAGAAGCTGGGCTAGGCGATGGTGGGTTGATCGGAGCTTTTGAATTACCGGCCCGGAAACTTTTTCCTTAGGAGAAAATACTACTGCAAGGTCGGCCTCGCCAAGTTCCCGTAAGGGGCCATAAGTAAGTTTTTCGGCCATTTTAGGGCCGCGTTGGCTACCTATGGTAGGTAGTTTGGCGCGAAGAATTGACTTAAGTTCGTCGTCATCCATGATAGGTAATCCCGAGAATTTAAATAAGTTTAGAAAATTGGCCCGCCGCCGCCGGGCC